CCGTAAGTCATTTGCTCCACGCAAAGGATATCATCTGTGCTTTATACCATTTGCTCCACATCTAAAGATAAATCTTGCAAATGGTGAACATAGAGTCTGGGTTGAGTGTGATATCGAGAATTATGAAGTTTATGATAGACCTGCACAACAGGGCGGTCAGTGGTTACTTGCACAACGGATGCGAATTAACCGTGTACTCACTAAAGAAGAGGTTGGAGAAATATTGAAAGGAGCGTAATATATGAATAAAGAAAAATCAAATTTAATTAAAAAATTAATACCACAGACAAAACGAATTAGTGGTATTTATAAAATCGAGAATAAAGAAAATGGGAAAATTTATATAGGACAAAGTGTTGATGTGTTTCGTAGATTAAAAAAGCATTTATGGGATATAGATAAAGATAATAATTCATATTTAGCAAGAGCGTTAAGTAAATATGGAATAGAAAATTTTACTTATGAGGTTTTAGAAATATGTTCACCTGAAGAATTAAACGAAAAAGAAATTAATTATATTAAACAATATCATTCGTATGTTAATGATCCAGACGGTGGTGGATATAATCTTAATACGGGTGGTGGTAGTAATTATGGATGGTCTCCTACAAAAGAAACAAGAAAAAAGTTTGCAGAGAATAATAAAGGCGCTAAGTCTCATTTTGCAAAAAGAACATGGTGTGATGATATATTATTTACCAACGCAAAATCAGTCGCTCAATATATGAGAATTCCTTATGCGGTAGTCAAAGATTGGTTATCAGGTAAACGAAAAATGCCTCCCGAAATATATGAAAGAGAGTTACATTACGATGGTGAAGATATGTCAAAATATGATATTGCTTTACCGAAAAAAGTGAAAATTAAATATGATGGAATAGAGTATTCAAGCATTCGGCAATTTTGTAAGGAAACTGGTATTGATAGAAATTTAATTAGAAAAATTCGATCAGGAGAAAAAACAGTACCTGTTTTCTTAAAAGAAAAGGGGTTTAAATTTATTAGCCCTATTAGATATTCAAAACATATAGAGAGAAAAATGTATAGATAGAGAAAAGAGAGGTAGCGTAAATGGAAATGATTAATTACGATTCCCGACAGCCATATGAGGATTTTGGGAATGCAATTATTGTTAGAGCCTGTGACGATTATGTTCAGGCTTTAAAACAATTAAAAGAACCCAAACCTGATGATCCCAAAAAGGAAAAAGGCTGGGTTAAAAAACAAGGAGATGCTATCACAGAAATACGTAGTATTAACCGTTTCTTTAGAGGTGGGTGGTACTCATTTTTGACGAAAGTTGATCCTGAATATATAATACAGAAACTAATTAAAGAACATGGAACTGATGAAATTATCAGCAAAGTAAACGAAACAATTTATGATAAAGAAAGGATATAATTAAATGACAGAAAGACTTATGAGCATTTGGAAACATGTTGACCGTATTGTAGACCCTGATCTTGCAGACAGAATTGAAGAATCATTACTCAACGATTATCTTATGGAAACAAAATTCATAATCCCTGAAGAGGACTGGTATGAAATCCAGACCAGAGGATATGATATTGAAATGATGCGTCATGACGCAGACGAGGAACATCCAGAATGGAAAGATGAAATTATGGATGCGCTTGACGAGGCTCAAGACGAAGAAGGTTTCTTGGCAGTGTTCTTCAGGGGTTTTGAAATTGGTACAAGCGGTGCTGAAGTCGAAGAGATGACATGGAATTGGTAAAGGAGAAAAGTGAAATGATGACAAGAGAACAGGCAATTGAATATCTTGTGTTTGAAAGTATTTTTTCTTACGAAGATATCGGAACAGAATCAATGGAATTTTATATTAAAACTCTTACGGAAACACATATTGATAATCCATGGGACGTAGATCGCTACGCTCATTTGAATACATTATTTGGTTATGATATCGGGGCTGATAATGCTATGGCTATTAATGGATGGCTTTGGAGTGGCGAAATCAGTCCCGGCGAATACAGAGACTTAGAAACGCTGGATATAAGCTATAAAGACAAAGAACTTATTCAAGAATGTTCAGAAGAACTTGGTCTTGACTTATCATTCGACAAGTGGAGAACAGAAGACTTTGATGTTTATGAATATTTTAATTAAAGGTAAAGGAGAAAACAAATGTTAAACAAAGATATTTATGCTATTTATACAGAAAACGATGAACGTAGCGGAAGCATAAAAGAATTGTTTTTCTCATTTGAAGAAGCTAAAGAAAATAGATTCAAATATGCTAATTGGTTTCGCCCAAACGGAGATGTTTGGATAAATTTATATAAAGCAGAAAAACTTTTCTATCCTTCTCATAGATGGCATATTCTTCCAGACGGCACTATTGAATATGAACACAAATATAATTTTTGATAAAAGGAGATAATTAAATGGAAAAGAAAAATGAAAAACTCATCCCCGTATGCATCTATTGTGATTCTACTGGACTGTTTAGCGAAGAAGAATGTTGTTCTGAAAACCTGACCGATATGATGTTTCCTGAATGGATCGTCAGAGAATGGTATAAGGAAAATGAAAAAGAATGTATTGAAGATTGTGAAGCAGAACACGAAAAACCGTGTTTCGAAAATTGGATAAATAATTCATATACAGCCGATGGTACAGACGGTCTTTATGATTTTGCCGTACAGAAAGGATTTGACCCATTCTTCTGTATATCGGAAGGTTATAAAGACGCTGTTGTATATGAAGATCATGAAGGTAAAACGATTGTAGTATTTAAAAGAAAATATCTTGACTGTCGCAAATGGGCTAGAGAACATGAATGGAAATATGAATATTATTATACATCTTTAGAAACACTTGAAGAAGAGGAAGAAGAAGTTGATTTGGAAATGCTGTTTGGTTAATTAAAAAGGAGATGAATAATGAATAAATTTGAAAAAATGTACAAAGGTTCTTACTATACAATCATCGGTTGTGGCGGTGACTTAGAAGAATGGAAAGACGGATACAATAAACTGCTCAACGAACATGGAATCGGAATTCCCACAGAATGGATTCATTTTACAGGAAAAGAAATGAATGAGGAATATGATTTAGAAGGAGACAATGCATATCCTGACGATCTTAACTTCTTAGCTTTTAGTCTTGAAGGATTAGATATTGGAAAACTTGCAATATTTAAGTTACAAGCGCAAGACAGATGGTTTGATGATATTGTAGATAATAACAGAAGCAGACAGGAGGAAATGTAAATGGCATACAAATATCCTACGGAAGAGGGAATTAAATTTGCAATGGAACAGGGCTGGTCAAAAGAACAGGCAAAACGTGGCTTTGAAATCTTTGATTTTGATGGACTTGGTATTTATGAGATTGAAGTTATTGGTGATTGTTATCCTGATTGCGGTTATTGCGATGATGAAGAAGCCGCAAGAGAAGCAGAACGGATTGGTTATTGTAAAATCATTCCTGCTGAAGAGATTCCTAAAACATTTATTTTAAATGATTATCCCCGTAATTATTACGGTTGGATAGATACACCTGAAAACAGAAAAAAGATTAAAGAAAATAGTGATTATTATGCCAAACAGGAGGAAAACGAATGATTAATTTTGATCGTAAGATTAGTGGTACAAAAGTTACAGGAAGTGAAATTGATGAGATAATGCAGAATATTATCTTTGCTTCACAGTTTGTTACATTAAAAGACTGTATAAAGAAAATTCACCGTCAGGAATCAATGAACTGGATCCTTGATACTTTACGATTTAGTAAGGGAGAATACGCTGGTAGTTGGTGGACTACCATTAATTGGGATTCCATTGCAAAGTTAACTGTAATGGAAAAATATCCCGAAGTAGAGAAACAGTTCATTGAATATTTCGGTGAAAATTGGATGAAACATTATATTAGATTTAATCATTAATAAGGGAGAATAAAAATGAAAATTAAGAGTGTTGAAAAATTTAGAAACGAATTGTATAAAAATCTTAAAGAACTTTGGTTTGGAACTGAATACACAATTTATGAAGCATCAAAGTGTATGTTTAAAAACGAAGATCTTAAACCTGAAAATAGAAATATATTAGGATGCAGATCTCTTGAAAATGTTCTAGTAATACAGAAATCTCATCGTGATGAAAATTTTAAACAAATCATAGATGATGAATTACTTATTACGGTTTGTGACGATGGCGTTTATTTCCATACAAAAAATACAAAAGAACAAAGATTTTGTTGGTGGGATGAAGTACGCTTTAAAGATTGTCTCACTAAAATGCTGCTTGTAATGGAAATTACAATTAAAATTGTAAATTTTACAAGATAAAAAGGGGAATTAAAGATGAGATATTTCAAAAATGACGTAACGCCAATAGAAATCACCAAAACGCAAGCACGAGATTTATTAACAGGATATTGGACAGAAAAAGTATTGGATGAAATATTCTGTTATGAATATAATTTTCGATTGAACACACCGCATTCGGTAATATGGACAATGGATGAACACGGACGAATTCCAGCAGGTTCTGATTATGGTATTTGGTTATAAAGGAGAACGCAAATGATTAAAAAAGAATATAAGAAAATCTGCAAACGTTTTGATGATGTAATGTGGGATATTGGGTGTGAGTATCTTACATTGTCCGATGGTAAAAGCGAAGTCTTTTCTGATCGGCATTATTACAATGTTGAACATGGAGTCACATTACAGTGGATGGCTGATGAAGCTGAATATTGGCTCAGTTGCTATTATGAACCCGGACATTGTCGTTGTGATGATAAACATGACGGAAAAGAGGGCTATAAAATCTGGCTTTCAGAAACAGGGAAATTAAAAAGACTTATTAAAGCTATAGAGAAATTTGGAAATCTTAATATTTGTATTGAAGAAAAGGAGAATTGAAATTAAAAGTTTGAAAAGGAGAATACACTAATGAAAAAATATAATTATGTTATCTATCAGGCAAAAATTGAAGCACCTTTTACATTTTTTGGCTGGAAAACGGCTAACAAAATTGCCAACTGGTCATTTGATCCGTATCGTTCCGTATGGAATGGAACTGAAGAAGCTGTTGATGATATGGATCTGGTAAATTATCTTTGGGAAGTGTTCAATGTAAAATATCCCGTTGGATACAGAGCACGCTCTTTGAGTGTAAGTGATGTTATTCGAGTTGAAGACACAGAAACAGATACAGTTAAATATTATTATTGTGACAGCTTTGGCTGGGAAGACATTACAAGTGAGGTTGAATAAAAATGAAAGATGGATGGCATAATATTTTAGGATATGATGTTTATATTGAAAATAATAAAGTTTTGAGAGGAACAGTTGGTGAAGGTTCCACTTACAGAACAGCTTATCCCTATAAGTGGAATAAAACACATCGCTGTTGGATCAAAAATACAGGTGTCAGTATAAATAGTTTTCGCAATGGCGTAAAAAGAGAATCTATGGTTATGGCTTAAAGAAAGGAATATTTAAATGAAAATTGATACAAACGATATGTGGGTATATGAATTTGAGGGTGGTGATTGCGGAATTGTGATTGCCGAAACATACGGAAATGCATTAGATGAATTGAGAAAAATGTATTCACAAGTAGATGAACGGCTTGACGGAAATTGGTGTAAGAAAAATGGTTTTAGTTGGGGATTAGATGTCATAGAAATTGAGATGTTTAAACAGAGCGAAAACGGAAAAGTACTTGTAACAATGCCTTATTAAAAGAAAGGAATTAAATTATGCTGATTTATATTACAGATAATATGGATGGATATGTTACATTGAAAATTGTTGATTGTGATTATGCCTTTGGGTTTGGTGCTTTTATAGAAAAATATGGAAGCGAGGTAAGATGCGCACAAAAAGATGTATATGCTATGATGTCTGACATTGATGGTTGGTATATGGACACATTTAAAGATGGTTGTGTGAGATTTGAGTTTAGTTAATTAAAAGAAGGGAGAACAATATGCCACGTAAAGCAAATCCTTATAATTATGTTAAAACTTTTCTCGCAGATCTCGATAATCGTTTGATGTCAGGAATCCGACCTGTATACATTGAAAAAGATGAAGAAAGAAACGCTTATTACGTCTGTGTATTTAAACAGCGAGAAGATGGAAAAGAAGCGCCTGTAGCATTTTATACAATCCCGGCAAAAGAAATGGAAGATTATCTGCAATCAAATGGCTGGTTCGATTTAACGGAATTTAAACCAGAAAAATCGATGAAAAAATTGTGGGATGATCTTGATAGTACAGATGGTTATCTGGCTCACACCATTAAAAAAGATAGCAGAAAAACCACTATTCTTTTAAGTAGAGAAGAAAGATTTGGTCTTTCATCCATAACTTATATTGATCCTCAGTTAGTGAAATGGATCGATTTAAATAAATATAGAGTCTATTGTAATGGAAATACGGGACTGGTCAGGATTTATACAGACAATGACAATTGGGAAAGAGTTGCAGTGATTGCACCCAAGTATACGAGGGACTGATATGATATATGATGTTAGTTTAAAAATTTTAATAGTATTAACTACAATTCTTATAACAGAGGTAGTTATCGAAATATTCCTTCCAGTGATTAAAGAAATTATTAAAGAATTCACAAAAAATGAGGAAGATGAAAATTAAATATTTACAACATTGATTTTACATGCTATAATAGCGGGTGGTTGGGGTGGGTGATATATATTAATTATATATTATTTATTATATACTATATATTATATTATTAATTTACCCGCCCCAGCCACCCTCAATTATATACCAAAAAACAGTTGTTGTAAATAAAAAAATTAAATATCGCTGACAAGTAATAAAACCAATATTTTATTGGGTTTTTTATAAGCAAAACATTCAGTTTATAAAATTTTAATAATTTAAAACAACAGAAAATTAAATTTAATAAAAAATGATACTTGACAATTAACCCATATAAATGTTATAGTTTACATAAGAAATCAATAGAAAGGAGTTGATTGTTATAGCTTTTCTATTAATACTTATTTTTCCTTTTATCTTTTATTTTACTCAATTAAAAAATATGAACGCAAAGATCAATGCTATTAAAAAAGCCATAGAAAAAAAAGAAGATACTTTTCTTGATCCAACAGATGGAAAAACGTATTCTACAAAAACTGGAGAACAAGTAAGACTAACATATATATATTCTTTTGCCACCCCGTCAAAAGAATATATTGCTGGTGACAAAGTTCTCAAAGGAATAAACACAGGTCGAATCTATAGAAATTATTCTTGTGAAGAATATATAGAGCATATTAAAAAACAGATAGAAAAAGGAGAATGCTGGTGCGGAGAAAGAAAGTGTTTTAGAGATCATGGATACGTTCGTGATTTCCACATAAAATATCATATGAATGATAAATATTATTATATTTTAGAAAGTGAATTAAAATGGACTCCTTTGGGCAAGGGAAAATTCGGAGACGGAAATCAAGCTACAGTCTATTGTTATAAAATAATTATTGATCCTAAAACAAAAACCGAAAATGGAAAAATAGAAATAACCTTTAAAGAATATAAAAAATTAGGTGGTGAAAGAACTATAACACAAAACACAATTGAACATTTATAATAAATGGAGGTTTATTATGGCAAATAAAGATGTTGATAACGAAAGATTTGAAGTTTTAATTGAAAATATATGTAATAAAAATCACGAATATCCTTTTTTAAAAAGTTTTGCTTATTCATTGATGTCTGCTAAAAAAAGTCAGAGAACCATTTATTATTATTTGGTTCATGTAACTGGTTTTTTGAAGGAAACAAACAAACCTATTAATGAAATTACCTTAGATGATTATAATGCATATATGATCAAATATAAAAAACAGTCTTCTCAAAGTCAAATAGTTAAATATTCTGCTATAAAGAAATTGGCAAAATATTTATTTGTTACTGAAAGAATTCCAAAAGATTTTATGGAATACGCAGATCGTCCCAAATACATCGAAACTCAGCAACAGGTTCAAAAAAGAGAAAAAGGATTTTTGACCGTTAATGAAATTCAGATGGTTATAAATAACATACAGCACGGCATAAAAAATGGAAAAATACTTTGGAGACAAGATGATTATCGGTCAAGAGATATGTCTATTGTTTTACTTTTTCTTAGTACGGGAATGCGTACAATAGCTTTAGAAAATCTTAATGTCGAAGATTTAGATCTTGAAAACAACACTGTTATTGTTACAGATAAAGAAGATAAAGTAAATCTACATCAGATTCCCGAAGAAACTAAAATAGTATTAGAAAAATGGTTGATTATGAGGGAAGCACTTTTAAAAGAAGCGGGTATTACAGACGAACATGCGCTTTTTATTAGTCGCTTTAAAAAGAGACTTAGATATACAGGTATTAAAGAAATTGTTTGTAAATATTGTAACTCTATTACAGATAAACGTATAACCCCTCATAAATTACGAGCAACTTATGGCACCATTCTTTATAATAAAACTCACGATATTGAATTTGTCAGAAAACAAATGAATCACGCTAATATTGCTACTACTCAAAGATATATTCGTGGCACAGGAAAAGCTGATAGACAAAAATCTGCGGATATTATGAGCAGTATCATTAGTAATAAAAAAGAACAGCCTGAAGATTTATTTAGTACAGGAGATTTTAAAAATGAAAGCTAAAAAAGCAAAACGCAGAAAAAAACCTATAGAAAAACCAATTTATATTTCAGAAGAACAAAAAAAATTAGAAGATGTATTAAAAGTTTTACACAAAAAATGTGCTGGACGTATTAATGGTGAAACAAAGACATTAAAACAATTTAAAAAAGAAATAAAAGAAATATTTGATCTTGAAACTACTCTTCCTATAAAAATTGCTTTGATATTAACTATTTGCTATAAACCAACTTATTGTACTATTAGTAAAACAGCTTGGGGATACGATTATTATATTCCTAAGACCCGTGAGGAAGAAGAAAAATTAAAGAAGGAGACAGGGTATTATGACTGAACAGCAAATTCGTATTAATGATTTATTGTATTTGATGACTGTACTTGATAACACAATTATAAATGAAATAAGAGAAATCAATCGAGGAAATGGACACCCAGCCGAAGAGATAGAGGACACACTTAAATATTGGATTGAAGACAGAATTGCATTTATGAAACGAAAGGAAAATAGCAATGACTGATAAGCGAATTAAAATGGAATGCCCTTTTTGCCACTGTCCACCAAAACGAATAGAAATTAAAATCATTTCGCCTAAAATGCACTATGGTGAAATATGCTGTCCAGACTGTGGATGTCATTTTACAGGTATAGGCAAACAAAACTTAATTAATAAGTGGAACAGAAGATAATATTTAATTTAAAAAGGAGATTAAAAGAATGAATAATCAAAGAAGAAAAGAACTTAAAAACATTGTTGCCACTATGGAAAATATTTGTACAGTAAATATTGATGAACTTGAAGGAATCAAATCTGATATTGAATCTCTTCTTTGGGATGAAGAATTCGCTTTTGAATCCATGCCAGAAAACCTTCAGTATAGTATGCGTGGTGAAGCGTCTCAGGAAGCGCAGGACAACATGAATGAAGCGATTGATCTTATTGATGAATTTATCAATGACTATGAAAATTATGAAACTGACCAGATTCATGATCCTGAAGATGACGAAGACGAGAACGAAGAAGACATCGAAAGCGAAATTGAAGACAGGCTTCAGGATTTGATTAGCGAAGTAGTTGAGTATCTGGAAATGGCGGCTGAATAAAAGGAGATAATTATAATGGAAATTAAAGTAAATGATAAATTTGTTTTTCATTCAGAAAACGGTATGGATTATCGAATTGAAGTAATTAATATTAATAATTTTAGAGACCCGTGGGAGAAATATGGATGTGACATTTGGGACGGAAATGGTACTTATGCAGGTGACGTTACATTCGTAGGAGATGATTTCTTTGATCAATTTAAAAATCAGTTTGAAAGGATTGAAAATTGGAACGAATAAATAAAGAAGATTTATTAAAAATCAAAATGCAAATTGAATATGTCACAAATACTTATCAAAAAGCGTATCCGATAAAAATTTCTTCTGAGAAAAAAGAAAAAGGTTTGGTCATTACAATGAAACTGATGGGACTTCCTTGTGACTCCGCTGTTGATGTATATATTTCTTCAGATGAATTTGGAGATATTTATAAAGCATTCGGAGCAGATTTTTATGCAACATATTGGAAAGACGTTTTAATGAAACTAAAAGACAAGTTAAATAATAGATTAATCAAATGGGGGTTGTATATATAATGA